ATTACGTGCTATTAACTCATCCCATGTTGGAAAACCCTGGAGGATATTATCGGTTGTCATTGATTGTTGCCTTAACTTTCGTATCTCTAAAGGTCCCATCCGAGATAGAATTAAATTCAATGCTTCACCTTCTCCAATCTTGAGTTCAGCGAGTAACCCCTCATACATCAATTTTAGGATTATATATGCTTCCTTATTCGAGGCATAATTTCCATACGCATGACCCAGCACGGAGAGCAGGACATCAAAGAGATCTCTCTCCTTGACTTCCCGACCCCACACTGCCCGCGATATGTACTCAAAAGTTTCCCGAAAGGGGATAAATTTTGCCTGACCTTCGCCGGAATGAGGATTAAGTATAAAAAAATGACGCAGAAAACATGCTCCTCTATCCGCAAGAAACCCTTCGTACGTTCTCGAGAGGAATGGAATACCGTCAAATATGTCACGAATATCGACATCAAAATACTGCTTCATAAAGAAGGCAAATTGGTGACCACTTAAATAAGCACTTCCCAGTGACTCTCCTTTATTATATAAATGATCGTCCCCATAAACTGCTAAGAGCGCGTCCAACACTGCCTCTTCTACTGCTTCTCTGTCTGCATCCGGGCATGTCGCAACTTGCCACGCACAAAACAAGAAAAAGTATAGAGCCATTATCCACGAATCCATATGGCTGGTATTATAGCACCCTGACGGGACCCCCCCCTTATGGATTGCCCACAGGCTACCATACAAAAGGGTTATGCGCGACGCCAAGCGCTGCGCTAAATACTCTATCAGTTTCTTCTTCATAGTGTAATCCTCAGATTCTGGATTCTCGTGAATGAGCATCGTCGACATATAAAGTTTCACAAAAACTGCTTGCACTGACTGATCGAAATTTTTGACATCTCCCTCCACCATGATCCGCTTAAACATATTATGAAAGTCAATTCCAAGCGCAGTAGCGAGATTATCCACTCCACCGAATGCCCACTTCTGTCCAATTCGAATTAGCTTATTTCGCCGTTCCATCCGCTGTCGCGTCTTTGACACCAGCCGTTCTGCCAACACAAATGTCGATGTAGGAATGACAAAGACACGCGACTTCTGGCACCATGCCGCAAACTGCTCCTTAGAATAACACTTCTTATTATCAAATTTATACTCATTTTTCGGTGTTACTGTAAAAAAAGTCTCAAACTCTTCTTCACATTCCAAGAAGCGAAGTATCTGGTCCAGGTCACTCTCAAGGTTCTCGATCTTTTTACCATTCGCACTAATAATCAAACTGGCGCCCGAGTCCATTGGGACAGTTACACGGTGACCAGGATGCAAGCCCGATGACGACCCCATATAGGTATTTTTCGCCACCGAAAAATCAAGTTCCGCGTCTTCGCACTCAAAAGTGTCAATTCCCATCGCTCGATATAGGTAATTTACTGCTACTCCCGTGAGCTTTAATGGGCCTTCCGCAGCTGTGAGACACTTATGAGTGTGGCGATTGTATCCAAGAATAGTATTCGTTAATTTAAAGGGATATAAGTCGCCTTGGGCCGATGAAACAAACCGATGTCCATTTACAACTCCAAAAGCCATGTGATATGCACTATATCGGCGCATTATCGTCACGGACAGCGGTGGAACTTCTCCCTCTTTGTCCGCTTTCCATATAGCCTTATAATCGATTTTACCGACCGAAGTTTTCAGCACCCGTGGGAGATTGATACGGTCCACATTTTTTAAGATCCGACGCATAGCTACTGGTGGTTCCGATAAACATATCGACTCTGGAGTTTTAATCACGTCTATCGGAGGAGCAATCAATTCCAAATTCAAACCTGCTTTGATCCTATGCTCCAAATACTTCCGATCTATATCTGATGCATACCGGAATAATCGATCACCCACTAGTGAGAACGTTGAACTAAAGTGTGCACAAATCTCTGAGATTTGCAATTCCTTAGTCGGCGCACGTGATTCAAAATAATAACCTTCCGTCTCTGGAGAACAACCACGAACCTCCAGTATACAGAAGCATGCGCGATGATCACACTTATCTCCGCTGTACTTTATCTCTAACATAGATTTCAAATGATCGCGTTTTCCCAACCACTTGAGGGTGGGATCAGTAAGAAACTTTCGGATGTAACGCTGCACTACTCCGCCTTCGTC